TACTCGGGAATCTAACGCTGCTGCTAAAGAGATTGTTGCTCTTAAATACGCCACTGAAGACTATGGCAAAGAGGTTTCCAAGGTAACGCAGATTGAGCGTGAGATTGCCGCAGGTAGATTCAAGAACGCGGCTCCTGCTCTTCAGCAACAGCTTCTTGCCCAGGCTAAGGCTTACGATGAAGTGTCTGCGGCAGGCAAGCGGACGATGGGGGTTCTGTCTGAGCAGCAGAAACTTGCCATCACCTACCAAACTACCGACCTTGTAACCCAGATCGCATCAGGCCAAAACGCCATGATCGCTCTGCTCCAGCAGGGTGGTCAGTTGAAGGATCAGTTCGGCGGCATAGGCAATATGTTCAAAGCCCTTTCTTTAATGATCACGCCGATGAAGGTGGCGATCACAGGGCTTGCTGCTGGATTTGGTGTTTTGGGTTTTGCAATATATGACGCTTACCAAGAAACCAAACAGTTAGCCCAACAGTTTCTGCTTACCGGAAATTACGCTGGACTTACTCAAAGACAGTTTTACGATCTTGCTGATACTATTAGTACAAAAACAAATCTTTCCATTGGTAAGACAAAAGATATTTTAATGGAGCTTATCAAGACTGGCAAATATACTGCTGAGTCATTTGGTTCTGTTGCAGAGGCAATATCAATTGTTGCCAAGATTTCTGGAGAAAGTGCATCTGAAGTATCCCAGAAACTCATTCCAGCGTTTGACGGAAGCGCATCATCTGCCAAATCGCTAAACGACAAGATGCACTTTCTGACACTTGAGCAATATAAGCAAATAGTCGTCCTTGAAAAGCAAAATCGTTTACAAGAAGCGCAAAAAGTATTGGCGGATGCTCTCATTCAAAAATATCAACCTTTAAGACAAGAGATTGAGCGACTAGAAAGCTCATGGGAAAAACTTGGCAAAGTCGCCAGTAAAGCATGGGATTACATGAGCGGACTATTTAGAGGTCCGTCAGTTGAAGAGCGAATTGAGCAACTTACCAAAGAGATCAATACTATCGCAGAAAAGATGAGTCGCATTCCGCAAAATGCGCCTTGGCTCGAAAATGAACGTGCTGGAAATCTTGCGGCAATCATGCAAAGAGTTGCTGAAAGAACTAGATTGGAAGAATTGCTATCAAAAAAGGAAGATGACACTAAGAAAATAAGTGACGAAGCAAAATTCGGCGAAAAACGCCGACAACTAGCGTTTGAGATTGATCAAGCAATAGTCAAGAATCAATATGATCTTCGCAGGATGACTGCGAATGACATGATGACTATTGAGTTTGATGCTGAAGAAAAGAAATTCCTTGCCAGAAATGAAATGGCAAAGAAGAATGAAGCAGAAGGCAGGGTATTTGCAAAAGAAAACGCACAATTACTTGCTCAACAAGCAATTCAAATTGAACAGGAAAAGCAAAACCAACTGCGTGACCTTGCAAGAAAGCGTTACGCAGATGAAATGGCAGACCGTCAGAAACTTGCTGATGACGCCATGAATGATCTTGCTCAAGAACTATCGCGTAGGGATCAAATTTATAACCAGTTGGTTCAGGCTGGTCAAGTAGAAAAGGAAAGCCTTGAGTACGAAATGCAGAAACTGCAACTCAAAGGTTCTCTGATCGGAGCCTCTGACAAAGCACTTCAGATTGCCATGCTGGAGTTGGAAACTCAGAGAAAGATCGCTGAGATCATGGCTAATCCTGATCTCAGCCCTGAGAAGCGCGATCTATTGGTCTCCCAGGCTCGAAGGAACCAAGGTATGCAAGAGATGTTCATCTCTATGCAGGACTCTTTGAAGGCCACCCAGCGTGTCTACGATGCAGTGTTTGGGAACATGGAAAAGGCACTCGAGAACTTTGTCCGCACTGGAAAGCTATCGTTCAAAGACTTGGCTCGGTCGATCATCCAAGACTTGATCTTGATTCAGTTGAAAGCCGCGGCAACGATGCTGTTCAATTCTTTCTTGAGGTCTATGGGATTCTCATTTGGATCGGTCAGCGGCGGAACCATCACTGGAGGTTCTGGGCTTATTCCTCGGGCCTATGGAGGTTCTGTCAACGCGGGGACTTCCTACATGGTTGGAGAGAAGGGACCAGAAATGTTTGTGCCTCGCACATCTGGGACTATTGTTCCCAATAACGCTCTATCTTCTGTTGGCGGTTCCCAGGTTATTAACAACTACAACATCCAAGCGATTGACGTAAAGAGTTTTGAGGATAGGATCATGGGCAGCAGTACTGCGGTGTGGGCAGCTAATGCCTACGCTAACAAGTCTCTTGCCATTGGAAGAGGACGCGCATAATGTCGTTTCAATCGATAGTCGATATTCAGCAGTCCATGACTGTGAATAACCGCAGGATGGTGGGCCAGCAAACATCTAGAGGCGGACAGATCAGGACTGCTCAGTACCTGACCGCGGTGCCTTGGGTGTTCACCATCGTCCCGCATAACTATCTGTACTACCCACAGGTCCGAGATGTTATCCAGACGATTGACAACCTTGACCGTCAAACTGCTGCAAACATCACTTTTTCTAGCAGCAATCTTTCTTGGTTTACTGCTTATCGCGGTGGCCTATCTGGTGCCCAGGCGGCCGCCTTGACTCTTGCTTCTGTGCCCGCGGCTAACGCGACGACGATCTCTATCGGTAACCTGCCTGCTGTAGGAAGCTCTGTAGTCGTCCTGGCGGCGGGAGAATTTATCCAACTAGGGTCTTACGTTTATAAGATTACTGCTGACGTTCTAAGGGGCGGCGCGGCCACTGTGAACGCTACGATCCACCGGCCTGTGATTGGTACACCTTCTACGGGTACGTTGACCGCTGTCGGCTCTGCGGTGAGTTTTCCTGTGTACGCTGAGCAGTGCCCGACATACACTCTGACCCCAATGACAAATGGTGCTTTCGTGAACTGGGACGGTCCTTTTGTGTTTAGGGAGAACGTGGCTCCATGAGTACGACAATGAACGCGCTTTCGAGCGCAAATATAAGACACGCTGAGTTTGTCAGACTTCAGATTGGCAATCCAGTAACTACTACTTACTCATTCTGCAACGCCGCGGCACCGATTACGGTTAGTGGCATCACCTTCTCTAACCTCGGTATGCTGCTTCAACTTGGGGACATCCCTCAAGACATTAAAAGCACATCCGACGACATCACGATCAGTCTGACGGGTATTGACCCTACCAACGTAGGCTTGATCCTGTCCTCTAATATCAAAGGCTCCACGGTAGAAATCTGGCGAGGATTCCTAGACTCAAACAACCAGATCATCACCAGCCCATCAACTCAATTCTTCAAGAGATACACAGGGATCATCAACTCTGTAGGTATCTCTGAGGACTTCGACGATCAGGCTCGGACTCGAGTCGCTACTTGTACTATCTCCTGCACCTCGATGAGGAAGGTTCTCGAGAACCGCATTGCAGGACTTAGGACTAACCAGAAATCCTGGCAGTTTTTCTATCCTAGCGATACATCCATGAACCGGGTTGCTGCTATCTCTAATCAATACTTTGACTTTGGAGCGCCTCCTAAAACTGGTGGTGTCTCTACTCCTGGCGAAGACAAGTTGACGCCAGACTTTAGAGAACAAGCATGATCCGATTTGCGTCTAAGTTTGACGTACCTGCCTGTACCGAGATGATGCGTAGGTACGCCAGCGAGTCGCCTATTGATGCTCTAAGAGACCAAAAAGTACAAAACGATGACTATGTAAAAGCGTTGATTGAGTCTTTGATTATTGGAAGAGGATTTGTCCTACTTGATGATCAGATGCGAGGCATGCTAGCTGCGATCATCACGCCTAACTTCTGGTGCCCACAGGTCGCAGAGATTAAAGAAGTCGCTTGGTGGGTTCACCCTGAATATAGACAGGGCACAATCGGCGGAAGACTATTCTTTGAGTTTGTGAAGCACTCGGAAGAACTGATCCGAGAAAAACGTGCGGACATCGTATGTGCATCGCTCATGCACACAAGTTCTGTGCATAGTCTTCCAGGCTTTAAGAAGATCGAAACGACATTCGTTAAGGAATAAGACATGCCAGCATCAGTAGTATTGGCAGCGATTGGGGCGCAACTTACTGGGGTTGCTCTTGCTGTAGCCACATTTGCGATCAACTTTGCTGCGTCTTACATCATCACGCGAGTATTTGGTCAGAAGTCCCCGGATCAAACGGATAGCGGAGTAAGGCAGCAAGTACCTCCAAGTTCTACTAACTCAATCCCAGTCGTTTATGGTGACGCCTGGATGGGTGGTACGTTTGTGGATGCAGTGCTGTCCACAGATCAAAAAACGATGTACTACGTCCTGGCGATTTCCAATATCTCGCCTAACGGACAGTTTACTTATGACCGGACGAAGTTCTATTATGGTGATCGGCTTGTAGCTTTTGATGGCACTGATCCAACTAAAGTTATATCTCTGACTGATGGTGATGGAAACGTAGATACAAAGGTTTCTGGAAACCTTTACATCAACCTCTACACCTCGACTACTGCTGGCGTAATCACCAACGTCACTGGCACCTCTCCTTCTACTTTTATGGGTGGGAGCGACATCGCTTCTGGCCTGCGTTGGACCGGCACTAGGCAGATGAATGGTCTGGCGTTTGCCATCGTCAAGCTCATCTACAACCGAGACGCTGGGACTACCTCTCTTCAGCCTGTCACCTTCAAGGTCAAACACGCACTGAACGGAACTGGTGTTGCAAAGCCTGGGGATGCGCTTTATGACTACCTGACCTCTACAACCTACGGAGGGGCTGTTCCTGCGGCTTCAGTCAATACGACTGCCTGCAACGCTCTAAACACCTACTCGGACGCTACGATCTCCTATACGCCCTCTGGTGGAGGCTCCGCTACCCAAGCGAGGTATCGCGTTAATGGCGTCATTGATACCGGAAGATCGGTACTAGAAAACGTAGACAAGATTCTTACTGCGTCTGATTCTTGGCTGTCCTACCAAGCCTCTACCGGTCAGTGGGCACCAGTAATCAACAAAGCAGAATCGACAAGTTTTGCTTTCAATGACTCCAACATCATCGGAGAGATCAAAGTCTCTGTTGTTGATCTGGCGTCTTCTATTAACCAGATCGAAGTTTCATTCCCATTCAAGGACAACAAAGACCAACCCGAGTATGTTTTCCTTCAGACGCCTGCTGGACTTCTATATCCTAATGAGCCAGTAAACAAATACTCAACCAGTTTTGATCTGGTTAATGATTCTGTCCAGGCCACCTATTTGGCTAATCGTATTCTTGAGCAGGCCAGAGAAGACCTGATTGTTTCCTTCTCTACTGCTTACACTGGTATTCAGGTAGACGCGGGAGATGTGATCTCCGTAACTAATACAGACTACGGTTGGTCAGCAAAACCATTCCGAGTTACCAAGGTACAAGAAGCCTCTCTTCCTGATGGCAACCTAGGGGCTAGGATTGAGGCTAGTGAGTACAACTCTGGAGTCTATGACGACGGGAGCATTACCCAATTCTCTCCTGCTCCTAACTCATCAATCGCTTCTGTTTTCTATTTCCCATCTTTGTCGGCCCCAGTATTTGCTGATGAGCTTCCAGCAAATAATCCTCCTACGTTCAGTGTCTCTTGCCAGCTTCCTTCTTCTGGCAGAGTCACATCTATAAGTCTTTTCTATACGACAGTAGCATCTCCCACTCAGACTGATTGGAAGATTTGGGCTACACAACTTTCTCCAAATTCTTTGCCATTTAGTCCTGGTGCTGCCATTAAATTCACTGACGTAATACTTGGCACTGATGATTACTATTTTGCGTTCAGTGTTTCTAACGAATATGGCTCATCTCAACTATCCACTATTTCCGCCAAATTCTCTTGGGCAACCATAGCGGCATCTTCTTTTGTCGCTACCTTTGCCCCAGGTGCTATTTCTGTATCTCGTACAAGTGGGACACCTTCGTTTACTGGAATTAACCCAAGGCTTTATGGGTCAACCAGTGCTGGCGGAGTTGAATTTGTAACTGCACAAGATGATGGTGATCTGTCTTTTATTGAGAATACTTGGCGAATTGGAGCCAGTGACACAACTGGAAATACAGACATCACAACTTCTGGTGGCTTGACTCTAGGGGCCATTACAGACGGAGGCACTTACGCTCAGTGGGGAACTCCCACGGCAATGACAAGCACTCCAGCGGTCTTGACTGTTCCTGTTCGATACAAAGACCCAGCAGGTAATGTCGCTCAATATTCTGCTTCTTCGTTGCAATTCATTTTTGTAGACAACGGAGCGCCGGGGACGAACGGAATTAGAACAGCAAAGTTGCAGTTGTTCCAATGGGCATCTAGTCCTCCGTCTGCTTTCCCTGCTGGAACCAGTACATATACCTGGGCAACGGGAGGATTTACAGCCCCAGGTACTGCAAATGGATGGTTGCAAAATCCTGGCTCTGGCTCTTCTGGGCAGACGTTGTATAGCGTAATCCAAGACTATTCCGACAACGCTACAACAGCAACTTCTACCGTAACTTGGTCTACGACCACAGCATTGGTTGTCGGTGCCGCCGGAACAAATGGTACAAATGGAACAAACGGAACTAATGGTTCAAATGGAACTAGAACTGCTCAATTAACGGTTTATCAATGGGCGAATAGCACTCCATCGACATTTCCATCTGGAACAAGTGCATACACATGGGCAACAGGCTCTTTTACTGCGCCATCTACTCCAAATAGTTGGGTTCAAAATCCTGGATCAGGAAGTCCAGGTCAAACTCTTTATTCATGCGTTCAACTTTATTCTGACACTGGAACATCTTCAACTTCTACGGTAAGTTGGACAACATCTACTGCAAACGTAGTTGGATATGCAGGAACAAATGGCACAAATGGTACTAACGGAACTAATGGAACCAACGGCACAAATGGAACAAATGGAGTTCGAACTGCACAATTAGAAGTTTATCAATGGGCAGCTACTACACCAACTGTATTTCCGTCTGGAAGTTCTACTTATACATGGGCAACTGGCACTTTCACAAATCCAACCTTAAATGGATGGACTCAAACGCCTGGAGTTGGACCTGCTGGACAAAACTTATATGCTTGTCAACAGATTTATTCTGATACTAATACAACAGCAACCTCCACGGTAACTTGGTCTACAAGTACAGCATATATTGTTGGATACGCAGGAACTAATGGCACTAACGGGACTAATGGAGTTAACGGAGCCAATGCAACGCAATCTGCTGAACCAACCGTATATCAGTGGGCTGTAAGTATTCCTTCTGGACCATCAGGCTCCGCAACTTATACATGGAGCACGGGTGCTTTTGGTTCAGCGCCTTCAGGTGGTTGGACGCTGACTCCAGGCACATCCCCGTCTGTCGGTTTTACATTGTGGGGCGCAACAGTATTTATTACTGACACAGCAACAAATTCAACCACATCATTTAATTGGACAAGTGCATCAATTACTGCCAGAGGATATTCTGGCACCAACGGCACCAATGGAACTAACGGCACCAATGGGACTAACGGAACAAATGGGACTAATGGCGCATCATCGCGTATTTGCTATACATCAACAGACCTAACGACTCTAAGTTCAAGTCCGACAACCATCACTACATCAGGAAGCACAAGTTTTCCCCCTGCTGGTTCTTGGGGCGCGACTATTGGTGGTGTAAATCAAAACTGGGTTGCGACTGCGCCGACTATTATTGCTGGTCAATCTGTTTATCAAAGCGATGGCGTTTATGATCCAGTAACAGGTAACACGGTTTGGAATGTGCCTTACCTGTCTACTCTGAAGGTTGGATCGCTTTCTGCCATCACGGTGAACACCGGAGCTTTGACGGTTCAAGATGCTCTGACTATTAATACGTCAGGCCACATCAAGGGCGGCCAGACCGCATACAACACAGGAACTGGTTTCTTCCTTGGTTATTCAGGTGCTGCATATAAGTTCTCAATCGGTTCTACATCTCAATCTTTGACTTGGGATGGGTCGGCAATGACCGTTACGGGAAATGTCTACTGTAACGGCGCGGGTGAATTTACTGGTAATACAAGCACAGCATTTGCATTGACTATGGCGATGAAGGCCAATGCAACAGGAACCGCTGACATTGGAGTTTTGGGCCAATCCAAGACAACTGGTGTAAGTTTTGGTGTTTATGGTTATACGAATAG